CCATTGGTATAGCAGGTTTTGTTGAAAATTGGCTCAATAATGCAAATGATATATGGGTATAGCATAGCATTAGGCTATAAGGCCCTCTTTTCCATCTATTAGTTATATATATAATTTATATATATATATGTTATATGTTTATATAACTGTCTATTATAGCTTACAAATCTAAGAGGGCCTGACAGTGTGATGCTATGCTACAGGGGCGTATCATCGTCGATATTGGCTCAATATTCCACAAAACCTGTCGCAATGTGTATCGGGTAATACTACTCTCATCAAACCACTATGTCTATATATTCATTTCTTGTATTTCCTACTATAATAATCTTTAATAATTCTATCTCTAATATGTTTATGCTTATATGCGTCCAGGTCGTCTTGCCTCCAAGCTGGTCTATCTACGCTACTCTTTTTATCTATCTTGAGCTTTTTCATTTTGGACATATCTTCTTACTGTTCTTAATTTCGTGATATCTCATTAAGACTCCGCAATCAACACAGGGAGTATCAATCATCTTTTATACCTTCATTGATGTGATTGGTTCAACTTGTCTACTATTAGACAGACAATAATTGCATAGGCAGCCAGCCGATTGAATAATGCTGACTACCTATGCTTGGTTGAGAAGGAGAAGTATCATACTATTTCCTTTTTCCACATCTCTACTATCTCAGCTCTAATTGCCACTGATGGATTATTGGTCTTATGGCAATCCTCAATCTGTTCGGACGTCAGCTTGTTGTATAGTCTATTGTAGTCAGCTTTCGGCATATTCTTAGCCGTCAATCGTCTTCTAATCGCCGCTTGCATCTCAATAGCTTTCGCTCCAACATACAGATTCATCGAATGCACTTCTGTCTCAACGCCTTTATCTATGAATTCTTGCAATTCTTCTAACGTCGTCGGATAAGGCACAAGACATTCACCAGCGGCCTTCTTACCATTCTCAATTCTGGCAAGTCTTTTCTGATAGTATAGACCATCCTTCTCAACCAGCTCAATCTTAGAGCTGGCCACTGTCATAGGTTTCACCTCCTTTCAACAGATTGTTAAAGAATAGATTGTTAAAGAATAGATTGTTAAAGAACAGATGTTGTTCAGTACAGACGTTGTTTAGCAGATATTGTTACTTCAATGAACACATAATAATAAGCAATATCTGTGCCAATCTACCAAAAATCTGTAAAATAATAAAAATTGTTGTAAGTCGTGTGTTGATAAGGACTTAGGACAATCTAACATTTGTAATTGTTAGGTAGATATATAGCAAACCGGTCAAGATGGCAGGCTGGCTGTCAAGATGGCAGGCGATTATTTATTCAATACTCAACAATATCTGTCATATTGGCATATTCGGGTTAGATATTCATAAAACATTTATTGAAGACAGCATCAGTTTAGTGATTGGTGTTTGTTAGAATTCTAACTAACATTCATTGGGCAGCTGCTAATAATGTTATAACTATCGAACATAGTTAGTCGGGCTAGCATTGTTCATCTCAGCTAACACTATTCAATAGACTGAACATAGTTATCTGGCACTAACTATGTTAGCAATATAAATATACCCACTATATCGAAAATGAGAAACCCCCCATAGGCCTTCGCTGGGTGTAGTGGAATCGTAAAATACTTTTATGTATTTTTGCTATAAAACAGACAATCATTGTCCAGAATATTTATAATGTTTGGTAAATTTTTAACAAAATTTTTAATAATTTAGATTGACTTTCTTAATAATTTCTGCTATATTCATTGATAGACTGTTTGTTTATTATTGAATGAGACTTATTCATCTTATTGAATAAAGACTTATTCATCTTATTGAATAAAGACTTATTCATCATCTTCGGATTATGAAAATGATAAAATGACTTTTCAATTAGACAAACTCAATCCGAGACATTTTAAGATATTAGACTTATGTATTAGAGGATTGTCAGCGGGAGAGATAGCGGAAGAACTATCTATGCATAAGAATCAAATATCAGCAGTTATTAACAGTCCCAACTTTCAGCATCAACTATCTATTAGAAGAGCCAGTTATGAAGAGAAAGCAGATGCTCAACAGATACATGCTGAAGATGAAGCGACTAGAGTTCTTAAAGAATCGGCGGTAGAAGCGGCCCAAAAACTTAAAACCCATTTAACTAGTGAAGACGATACTGTAAGTTTGCGTTCAGCTACTGCTATTCTTGATAGAACTGGTCATGCTAAGAGAGAGCCTACTGGAGGAGTGGCTGTTCAGATAAACATTAGCTCTGAAGATGCTAAGATTATTGCGGAGACTATAGATTTAGAGAAGAGTGCGGATGATAGAACTAGACCAAAAGACAATTGAGACTTTGAAGGAGAAGGGTAAGAAGTCGATGTTCTTCTTGGCGAGAGCTGTTCTTGGCTTTCACGAGTTGGATGTAGATATTCATCTGCCTATTTGCAAGAAGCTTGAGATGAGAGAGCGATATCCTAAGTTGGTTATTCAGCTCCCTCGAGATTGGTTTAAGAGTACATTAGGCTCGATCGTCTATCCAATTTGGAGAGCTATCAATAATCCTGACGTTAGAATCGTAATAGTCCAAAATACATTTAGCAATGCTTGTAGAAAGCTGCAAGCGATAAAGCAGATTTTTGAGAAGAACAAGCTTTTTAGAGCTTTATATCCAGAAATACTACCAACCGACTGTGGGCCCTGGACGAGAGAATGTTTGACAGTTAACAGAAATGCTGCTCATCCCGAAGGTACTTTTGAGGGCGCAGGAGTCGGTACGGCTTTGACGTCTCGACACTATGATGACATAATTGAAGATGATACTGTTGCTCCTGAGAAGGATTCATTAAAAGGGATTATTCAGCAACCGACCCAGTTGGAAATTGAGAAGTCTATTGGATGGCATAGAATCGCTTATCCTCTTCAGGTTCATCCGACTAAATCGAGGAGGATAGTTATTGGGACTAGATGGGCGGTAGCTGACTTGATAGGCTGGATTTTGAATAATGAACCTGAGAATGATGGAGGGTATAATCTTGTATCTCGCTCGGCCATAGAAGACGGCAAACCTGTATGGGATAGGTTTGGAGAAGAAGCTCTATCATCGCTTGAGAAAGTATTAGGCCCTTATATGTTTAAGACTCTCTTCTTAAATCTACCTACTGAAGCTATCAATCAGGTATTTAGGAGAAGTTGGATAAGTTATTATTCAAACATTCCTAAGACTAAAACCAAGTATGGAGTGGCGTCATTAATAACTTGCACATCAGTCGACCCAGCAGCTTCTGATACTGAAGGGTCTTCTGACCCCGACTATAATATAATTCTTACAACTACGTTGAACGTAACAACTGGGCATGTTTATGTTAATGAGTATAGTCGGGCTAGAATGAATCCAGGTGAGTTGATTGCGGGAATCTTTGAGCATCATAGAAAGTACAAGCCTCTCGTTGTAAAGATAGAGAGTATTGCATATCAGAGGACTATAAAGTATTGGATAATGAAAAGGCAAAGACAACTGAATGAGAGATTCTACGTTGAAGAGATTAAAAGTCATGGGAGGACTAGTAAGGAAGATAGAATTAGAGCCCTACAACCGTTTTTCTCTGACGGACTTATTCATATAACTACACATATGGATGAGCTGGAAAGAGAGATGCTCTCTTTCCCGAGAGGAGCACACGATGATATACTTGATGCACTATCTATGCAGGTAGGTTTCTGGACGGATGAAGCTCAGGATTATCAGAAGGAAGTGAGTGATAATCTTATAGTTAATCCGTTTTCTGGGGCTGCAATCTTAGATGAACTACACGGTAGAGCACGTAAACTTTACGGTTATCCTGCTGATATAGGACATTTGAAAGAAAGAGCTCTTGATGAACTGCCAAGAGACGACCTGATTTATGACGGAGTACATCGGTGAGCGCGGTGGTAAGAAAGTTATACCGAGACGCTGGGTTAACTCCACCAAAAGGTAAGGGAATACACACGCTAGCATTTCATAAATGTGTGATAAGTATTAAGAAGAAGATAAAGACAGGCAAAATAGCTAAGACATATGTTGATAAGAAGACTGGTAAGAAGATGAAAACGAATCCTTACAAGATTTGCATGGAGAGACTTGGGATTGAGAAAGCTGTTCATAAATCGCATAGGAGATAGATAATGGCTAATCCTACTGTTGAAGATTGGCTAACTGAAATTGATAACGGACTTGAGTATAGAGAGAAATTCGGAAGAGAGTCTTCTTGGACTAAGCTTGAGAATTCTTATCTCAACGATCCCCAATCAGATGCAGCGATAGGGCCTAACTTAATATATTCAATGGGAGATAGTTTAATGAGCTCCCTAACTGTTCCTGACCCAGAGTTTGTAGTTACGCCTGAGCATCCATCTGGAGTTGACAGAGCTCCTATAGTTGAGGCTGTTGATAACTGGTTAGTCAGAAAGTTAAAAATAAAGAGAGTAGTTGATGCAGCGGCTCTACATATGTATCTCTATGCGGGAGGATTCATTAAGATAGGCTATGATAGTGAGTTTGGATGGTCGCCTTATTATGATTTAGGAACGCAAGATAGTCCAATAGGAGCGACTTTGACGCAGTTTGATAAGAAAGGTAAGCGGATTGAGTATAAGGATACTATACCTGGAATGCCTTGGATAGCAGCTGTGCCTCCTCATGATATAGTATTTCCTTGGGGAACAATATTCATAGAGGACGCTCCCTGGTTTGCTCATCGGATTATAAGAGAAACAGAGCAGTTGAAGAAAGATCCTAAATATATCAACACTAATAGACTACAGCCTCAGATATCAATGGAAGACTTTATGGCGTCTTACTGTAAAGTTATGGGAACTAAGAAGAGGCCTAGCTATAAAAGCACCGGGCACTATTTTGCCAATAAACAGCCTAAGTTTAGTGAGCTATGGGAAATTCATGATAGAATGACTGGAATGGTATTTGTAGTGTCTAGAGATTATGATAAGTATTTGAGAAGTAGTATAGACGCAATGCAGGTCTGCGGATTGCCATTAGTAGGAGGCAGCTTTGTTGCTCATCCTAGGTCTATTTGGACTACTCCATTAGCATTTTACTTAGGGCAAATCCAGAGAGACCAGTTTGATATATCTAAGCAACAGGCGAAGCAGAGAAGAATAAGTAATTTGAAGTTCATCATGCAGAAGAACACTATGACTGAAGCTGAACTTACGAGACTGATTAGTGGAGACGTAGGAGCTGTAGGGATAGCTGATACTAATCGACCACTATCAGATGTCCTTACAACAGTTCCAACTGGCAACTTTCTCGACTTCATTTTATTGAATAATCAAACAAGAGGCGATGCGAGAGAGATGATTGGGTATAGTAGAAACCAGATGGGCGAGTTTGACACATCTTCTCGTAGAACAGCAAGAGAAGCCACTTTTGTAGAATCCGGTTCACAAAGAAGAACAAGTAGGAGAGCAGGAGTTATTGTAGAGATGTATATTGATCTTATCACTAAACTTAATCAAGTCTGTTTTAGCTTTTGGAGAAGGCCAAGATTTGCGACAGTTGAAGGAAAGTGGGTTCAGTTTACTGGGGATGAACTTAGAGGCGACTATCTTTATGATGTATCGCTTAGTACGAAAAGAAGTCTGAGTAGAGCGCAGAGAAAAGTAGAGGCAATGATGATGTTGCTCCAGTTTGCTCAAATTCCAGGAGTTGATTTGCCTAAACTTTATCAGTATGCGATAGATGCATCGAGCGACCCTCACTTTGAGACTTTGTTAGCTCCAGGAGCTAGAGGCGGATGGAAGGGAGCTCCTACTGCTCAAGGAGGATTGCCCACTATTCCGAGCACTAAGACGGAGAAATAGAATGCCAATCTTTGATTATAAATGCGGTATTTGCAGTCATCAGGAAGATGATGTCTTTGTGCATAAGTATGATGATGTAATGATTTGTCCTAAGTGCGGATATTCTATGACCAAGTTAATTAGTGCAAGAGTAGTTGGAAGATGTTTTCCATCTGAAGGAATTTTTCTGGAACACGTAAGCTCTACCGGTCAAAGATTTTACAGCAAAAAGGAGATGTTAGCTTACGAAAAAAAGCATAGTGTGCATATAGATTGTGCTCATTGATGTCCTTGATATGAACAAGAGAGGTGTGTATAATGAGAACACTAATTTGTAGAGTGGCGGATTTAGGTGGTGTAGATGTCAAGTTTTCAGGTGGGCATCTTAATAAGAGGGAGTTGCTGAGATTACTAAGAGCCATTAAGCTCGAGTATCGTCGGAATGCTCTGGAGCATCGACGAAAGTTAATGCTGGAAAGATTAAAGAAAGTAGAGGAAGCAAAAAATGTTAGAAGAGAAAAAGAAAGAGCAGAAAGAGAAGGACAAGACAGTTCTGGAAGAGGAAACTCAACAGAAGTTAAATCTGGTATCCCAGCAACTGTTGGAGTTCCATAAGCAGCAAAAGGATTTAGCGGCAAAGAAGACTCAGGAGGATGATTTGGATAAAAAGCAGATGCTAGAGGCTGAAGCGAATCTAAGCACGTTGTTAGGAAAGAGCATAAGTGACGAAGAGGACATGAGTGCTAAAGGAACAGTGGAAGACTTATCTAACAAACAGATGATAGAGATTCTTGCTGATTCAGTGGATACAGCACTGGGTGCTAGGACTAAGATGAATGAGCAGATGGTCGATAAGAAGATGAGTGAGCTGAATGATAAGATGGAAGTAGTTAAAGGCGCTATTCTTCAAATGCATGCTAAGACACAGATTGATGCTGCGAGGCAAGAGTTTTCGGACTTTGATGATTTCCGTGAGGATATGGAAGAAGTCTACAAAGATCCAGCTATGCAGAGCCTAGACATCAAGTCTGCTTATATCCTTGCCAAAGGAAGAAGAGTCGGCAAGTCTCCTTCTAAGAAGGAAACGTTCTCTGAAAGGCCAATAAAAACTCCAATGGGTTCAATTTCATCGAAGAGGTCTGAGAAGACTTCGACGAAGTCTGAAATAGGCGGGCCTTCAGAGACTTCACAGACAGGCATATTGAAATTTAGAAGTATTGTAGATAAGGCTATTGATAAGGTAATAGCCTCGAAAGAGTAAGGTTGCTTAGTTGCATGTATGGCGACTATTGATAAAGATGCATGCACATCTACGTCGTTGATTGAGACGTTATTGAACTATTTTGTTTTGTAAATTCTATTAACTTTAGGAGGTAAATTTACTATGGCGACACTACCACAGTGGACTAAAACACTGGATGATGATTTCGTCAATACATGGTATGAGATTCGGCCAGAAGTTGTAGATAACATCTTGGAGGCGACTGTCTTCACTCTTGCTCTAAAAGAGCACGGATGTTTTATTTCTCAACCAGGTTCTGAGATTGTTACTCGCACTATTGGTTATGGAGAGAAAACGACTCAGAGATTTGATAGAGGATCGGTACTAGGTCAGAGCGTACCTGACTTGGACACAATGGCAGAGTGGAATTGGCGATTCTTCTTGGCCGATGTCAATAGGTCATTGATTGATGATGCAGTAAATATGGGACAGTTCATGATTAAGTCTTACTTGAGTAGACGAATGGAGTCTGCAAGGAATGCTTGCACGCAAGACCTCGAGAAGTACTTGACTCAATGGGGTGGAGCGTATAATGCTCCTAAGCAGATGAATGGTCTATATGATATTTGTCCTAATGCTACTGCTGAGACTGCAGCTGCTGCACCGTTTAGTGATACAGAGAATAACAGTGATTCTCAAGGTACTGGTACTAGTAACGGCAAAATCAATAGGACCAATACTTGGTGGAGAAACTGGACTGCAGCTGACGGCGGAGCTGAGACTCCTGCGAGTTTCCTTGCAGGGCCAACGAATGAGCCTTATGCTATGAATCTTGTCCCCGACATGCGACATGTATTTAATAGTATTAGAGCCAATCAAGAAGCTCCTAACCTCATTCTCTGCGACCAGAACATCTATGAGGCTTATGAAGATGAGGCACAGGATAAGCAACAGATTGTTCAAAGCCGATTCACTAAAACGGCCGTTGATCTTGGATTTGATGCTTTTACTTATAAAGGCGCTACTATGTCTTATAGCGGTAAACTTGCTGGGACTAAGCATCTATTCATGCTGAATCTCAATCATATTGAGATGGTCTATCATCCCAATGTATGGTTTGATTTCGTAGATTGGAAGGATACTGCCAATCAACTTGAAAGAGTTGCGTACATTGCTTGTATGACTACTGGTTTGATTACTGATCAGCCCAGGAGACATGGGGTTATGGAGTATGCATCCTAATAGATGATTGTGAGTATAAAGTTGTTAATGTACATTTTCAAGTTCTGAAAATGTTAATTCTTTTGTGAGGTAAACTTTTATGCTAAAAGTACTGTTCAAAACTAAGCTGACCGATGTCAGAGATTCCGACGTTGAAGGCGTTGGAATATTGCGGTACGAAGATGATGGAAGAATATACAGATGGGAAAAGAACAGGAATGCTACAGCATTTACGGCCAAGCAGCCTGTTTGCTATGACGCAGGCAATGTTGGAACATCTGCATTGTTTAAGTCAGTAAACTCTCCTGTAGCCGCAGACTTGATGATAGCTGCTGGTATTGCCATGACGGCTGTTGGTAAGTCTGGAGGTACTACAGGTTGTTATGGCTGGGTGCAGGTGGAAGGCTACTGTCAGGATGCTCTAGTCGCAACGCCAAACACTGTAGCTGGTGGTATTACTGCAGCTATTGTGGTTGGAAGTTCGTTGACTTGCGTTACCGGCAAGACTGCTCTTGCTCATGAGTCTATACAATCAACTGCTCCTGTTTATTCTAGCCACTTTATTGCTCTTGAGACTCTTGCTGCCGCTACGCCTTCAGTCGCTACAGCGAAGGACGTTATGATTAGATGTCTGTAGAAGAGAAGATAAAGATTGGTGTTGCTGTTCACACTTATGGTCATATAGCGCCGGATGTATACGCTAATCATTTAGGAATGTTCTGCCGTTGGGCTAAGCGTTATGCTGCATTGTTCATCCACGTTGATGGAGTGAAGACTGCGGAAGCGCGGAATTTACTAGTAGAGAGAGCGATTGAAGAAGGATGTACTCATATATTCTTCCTCGACGCCGACCATCTAGTCGATGAGAACATATTGCCCTGCTTACTCGGCAATACAATAGCGACCGTTGTTAGTGGCCTTATTGTTAAAAGAGACGGTAAAGACAGTCAAGTCGGATTTGTTAAGAAGAGCGACGGTTTTTACTACAATGTTGCTCTTCCTACAGACGGCCTGTCCTACGCAGTTGATGCATGCGCCTTCGGATGCACTTTGATTGATTTAAGTGTATTTAAGGATATCGAGAAGCCTTACTTCAAAGATGTTTTATATAGAGATTCTGAAGGCGCTTTGCAACAGAGGAGAAGTGATATGGAGTTTTGTAGAGAGGTTAAAGCACTTGGAAAGGATATTAGAATTGACACGAGAGTTAGAGTAGGGCATATTGGTAAGCAGTCTGTTTACTATCCGAAAGAGGTGCAATATCAGTTACCTGTTTATAAATTAGCTGCTGAATTAGTTAAAGAAATGGACAATCCGTCAGTTGTTGATTTTGGATGCGGGTCTGGTAGAAAGCTGGTAGAAATCCTTGCGCCATTATGTCAGGTTGCTGTAGGGATAGACAGGAAAGACCTCATTGAAGGATGTGAGAGGTTATATCCGGATTCTAATATTAAGTGGGGAGCAGCGGATTTAGAAGAGCCAATCGAGACTTGCGGCAAGTTTGATTTGGTCATCTGCGCTGATGTTCTTGAACATTTGGACAATCCAAGTGTATTAACTTCTACCATTCTAGACCACTTGACTGATGATGGGTATGCAGTGATATCGACTCCGGATGTTGATACTATTCCAGAAGGAGTTAAAATCAATCCTGCTCATAAGCAGTTCTGGAATGAGAAGCAGTTTGTTGCTTTTCTATCCAATAATGGATTGAAGATTGTTGATGTGAAGAGAGAGAAGGAGATTAGTGAATATATTTCTATAATAGCTATTTGTGGGAGGTAACTTAAATGGCTACAAACACTGTAGTACCAGATAATAAGTCAAGAGCGCTTGCTCAGTTGCTAAAGTATATTGGTAAGAGTACTACACTAGGCGAAGTTGGGACGAAAAGTCGTGGACATATGAGGAGGAGAATATGGCGGTCTCCAGGAACACCGTCAACTCTACAAGGTCAATATGCTACCAGTCCTCATGATAAACTGCAGATAGGAGACTTTTGTATTGATACTACCGGCAAGCTCGCTTATGTATGCACAGTTGAGCCGGCAGCTTCCACTGACGCAACTTGGACTCCTATTAGTGTAGATTAGTAGAATCTAATGTTTAATTATTGAAAAATGGAGGTTAGTAAATGGCTTTTACTATGAACACTATCGTTCTTGCAAGGACAGCTGAGGTAGGAGGTAAGACTCCTTGGACAGTGGATGGATATTGTGCAGATGTTGCTACTGCTCAAGTCTTGAGAACTGCTCCAACAACTGGTAATCAGGTCTTGGAGAGCATTGAGATAGATTGTGAAGCTCTTGCCACTTCAGAGACTCTGAGCATATATGATGGTTCTACGCTGCGCATTGGGCCTATACCTGCTGAGTTAGGATGGAGCTGGACTTTTAGAGATGGTCTTAAGTTCGCTGGGGACATAAAAATAAAGACTTCTGCAACTCGTCCTATTCACGTTTTAGCAGAAGGTGATGATATTTAATACGCTATGCTTTCTCGTAGACTTGATAAAAATCGGTTTAGGGATGACATATTCACCTTAGTCGATGAGGCGGATAGAACGAAGACGATGCGCTTCCAGTTGAGTGGAATAACGACTGGAAATATGAGAGTTCTAACTATTCCGGATGCTAGCGGTATAATTCTTCTTGATGGTGAGATTGGTAGTAGTGTTCAAGCTCATGATGTAGTGCTTGATGATATTGCTGCTTTAGATGTTGTTGCTGATAACGAGTTTATTGTAGGTACAGGTGCGGGCGCTTATGCTCACGAATCAGGAGCTACCGTACGAACTTCGCTTGGCTTAGGATTAAACCAGAATGTTGATTTTGGTACGGGAGCTTTAACTACAAGAGATGTTATCTTAGGTGGTGGTGTTGATTCTGATTTTTACATAAATAGCGGGGCGATTACTTGGATGAACATATACCCTGATGGGGCAGCAAACGGAGATATGTGTTTTGATGTTCCAGTAGGGGATTTAGATTTTGATGTTGCCGATAATGTAACAATATATGCTGGAGGCGGGCTGCTTATCTATCTCGATGATGATATAAACGATTATCTCGAAATATCTACTGCCGCCAATGTAACTTGGTTGAACTTTGTGGGTCAGGACGGCAAGATTATTTCCAGTGGTGGTCATACTACTGTTGATGGCGTTGATGTCTCTGCAAAGGCTGCGGAGTTCGATACTCATAAAGCCAGCACAGGAGCTGACCATAGTTATATCGACCAAGATGTAACGGTTGGTGCTTCGCCAATCTTTGATACGGGCACAATTAAAAGATTGCTAATCGGAGGAGTAGAAAGTTAAAAGGATAATGAATAATGGCAATTAGTTGGAATGTAAAAATAACAGTTTTGAATAAACTAGAAAAAAGGGCATCTATTACAGCAACTCGGATAGATGATACTGACTCTGATAATTCCTGGACTTTCACTGTATTCACTATTATAGCTACGACTACACAGAAGTTGGCAGCAGCGGATTTTATATGGGAGCGCTATCAGGCAAGTTTAACGGAAAAAGCTGCTGTTGCTGCTGTGATTGGAAGTCTTGAAACGCAGGCCAAAGCTAATTTGGAGGCAAGAGAATAATGGCAGAGACTGGCATAAACTGGAGTGCGTGGGCCGATATGACCTACAATACAGGGACGGACGTTGATGATATAGCTGTGGCGGATGGGACTGCCTTAATTACAGATGAGATTGACCTTGATATTAAAGCTGCTTGCGAAATAGCAGTCAAGTTGATTGAGGATGATACGGGCGCTGTTGCAAGTCCTTGGGTTCTAATACAAATACTTCGTGAAGACGGTGAGGTATGGCAACTTCCTGCTACCACTGGACCTGTTATTGTAGATAAGGCATTGAGTCTTGTTATGGAGCCTGCGCAGAACGGCACACGGTTGCAGGTGTTTTCTATTGACCCAAGAGATATGGGCAAGTTCAAGATTAACGTAGTCAATGATTGTGAGCAGGAGTTGGCATTGACCTTGCGAATTAGAACGGGAACTATTCCGGTGGCTTCGTAATGATTGGAACTTTGCAAAAACCTGTTTTTGGTATATTACCAAAGATTAGTAATCCTTATGGCATTCCTTTCCCTATCGGTCTCTGGCTGATGAATGAAGGGTCAGGCAATAGAGTCAATGATTTGAGCGGTAATGGAAATATGGGAACGCTTGTAGCTGATACTCATTGGGTTCCTGGTAAGTTTGGTTCTGCATTGAGCTTTGACGGAGGCGGTGACAAAATTGATATGGGTTCACCAGAATTATTGAAATTTGCACCAGCTGATGCAGACTTTTCGATTATTGCTGGGATAAGAAGAATTACAACTGATGATGAATATGTTATAGATTTTAGGGATGGTGGTGATGATGGTTGGGACTTGAGGTTTGTCAGCGATTCTTTGTGGTGCCAACTGGACAATGCTGATGTAAAGACAAGTTCTACGATTACAGATACAGATTGTCATCAAGTTGGTGTAGTTATTAAGAGAACTGGCAACGGCCAAATGTATATAGACGGCCTTGCAGATGGTGTCCCTGTTGATGTAAGTGGAGAGGGGACAATGGCTATAACAGCCGATATGTATATTGGTGGAACCGACACAGGTGGAGCCAATGCGTTTTTTACTGGCGATATTGAATTTATAATGATTTTCCTTTGTGCTATTACTCCCCAACAAGTAGCCCAATTATACGTAAATCCTTTCCCTTGGTTTAAGAGAGACCCGATTGAGCTTTGGGCAGCTGCAATGACTGGAGCAGGACCATCAGGACTAAGTATTCCAATCGCAATGCATCATTATAAGCAAATGGCGGGAGTATCATAATGCAAATGTTAAGACAAAGCACACAAGTAATAGTTAGAGTAGGGCCGTTTGTTGATGTAGGAGACGGTTTCACTCCGCAGACGGACATAACACTTGGGGGCAATGAAGCTGAATTATTGAAAAGTGCTTCTGTTGAAGTTGATATATCAGGGCGTACTTGGGCGGCAGTAACAAATTGTCGAGGCTGGTATGATTTGACTCTTACTACGGACGATACGGATACAGTAGGATTGCTTACGGTTGTGGTGCAGGATGATTCTGATTGTCTACCTGTCTTTCGGGATTTCCAAGTTATAGAAGAAGCTGTTTATGATGAGTTATACAAGAGTGCTGCTACTGGAATAAATGCCGCCTGTGATACTGCAATTAGCGACTATGACCCCCCGACAGATACAGAAATGCTCGCAGCTCATATTACAACAGACGCCTTGATTACTACAGTAGATGGTGTGGTTGATACCATTTTGGTTGATACGGCAGAACTACAAACAGATGATATTCCGACCAAAATTGCATCTGTTCAGACAGAGGTGGACAAAATTGACATTGCACAAGCCGACCTTGATATTATCACAGGAGCTTCGGGTGTTGTAATACAGAATGACACTATCACCGCCGCCAAACTAGGAGCAGACTGTATAACAAATGCAAAGATTGCAGACGATGCAATAGCGGTAGAAAACATAAAAGATGCTGCAATTACGGCTGATAAAATTGCGGCGGATGCTATAACATCTGCCAAGTATGATGAATCAACGGCATTTCCAGTTTCTTCAGGAATGAAAATGGCCGGTGGTACTATAGTTGAAGGAACTGTCAGTCATGATAATACTGCATCATCAACCACTGTGTTTTATAGCGATGATATAATAGAGGCAACGGCAGACCATTATAACGGTAGGATTGTAATTTTTACTTCTGGGGCTTTGATATATCAAGCAACAGACATTACTGATTATGCATTAGTCTCAGGAGAAGGCAAATTTACCGTTACGGCTTTAACTGAAGCCCCTGCGGATAATGTTACTTTTGTGATTGTATAATTATGGCACAAAAAACTCAGTTAACTCCGTTGGCTCTGCCAGGACAGATTCAGACATTTCTGGCGAAAGTTGCTGCGGCCTTGAATCTTGTAAGTCTAATAGGCAGTACTGTTGATTATCGACCATCTTGTCTACTTGATGAAAGTAAAAGTCTTGGTATTGAAGGAAGCTTGGAGATCGGTAATAACTTGTATCTGGTAGGCCTTCCAGTAGCTGACCCAAGTGTAGTTGGACAATTATGGAATGATGGAGGTATCTTGAAGGTCTCAGCGGGTTAAAGAGGAACGAAAGGCAGTATGAGAATGAATGACAAAAACCTATACGAACAATACGGAAAACTCCAACTTCGTAGAGAGATTCTATTCTCCGAAGTACAGCAAGTAGAGAAAATAATGGCAGAAGTGAAAAGGCAGATAATAATGCAGGAGCAAGACAATAGAGATGTGGATAGCAAGAAAAATCAAGAATCTTTATCGAAAGTATCTGCAAAGAAGATACTTCCGGGAGAAAGCAAAAATGGCAAGCACATACCAAAAGACTAAGCACGTGCCTTGGATAGACTATAAGACTATAGCAGTAACTGGCTCAGCTCTTGGGAATGATGAGAAGAAGCCCGGCAATATTCCATCGGATGCTTATAAAATTCCTGAAGGGATGAATCATTTAGAGATGAGAGTTTCTGCAGATGACAATACTGCTAGCGGTACTATGCATGTTTATGCAGCTAGAAGAGGAAAAGATCATGGAACTTATGATGATGTCGCGCTTCTTGGCTCTAATGCTTTAACAGTGGGAGAGCAAGTAACATCCAATGATTGGTATTATGTAGATACAATGGTGCTGACTGATAGATGGATTACTGAGATCAGTCTTGCAGATAACAATGGCAATAATGGAATGTCGAGACTGACTTTTGACGTATTTGGTTATGATTGCATTTTTGTCATTATTGACTATACCGGTTCAGTAAACTGGAATATTGAAGTTAGTGGGTTTTAGAATGAGAATGGATGATGAAAGAATAGCTAAGCTTGAAGTTAAAGTAGACAATCTGACATCAATGATAGATAATGATGTCAAACATACACTAGTTAAAATATGGGACAAGGTCAATGAGATGTGTCCTATGGTGAAGGAGAATAGTTATTGGGTAGGTCTATGGAAGAAGACTATATTTTGGCTAGCAGTTATTGGAGTTGGAGGCGGATTAGTGACTTTTGTTTTTAAGTTAGTCGGAGGTATACAATGAGTAGAACAAGACTAGAAATAAAAGCGCTTGTGCATTCCCACACTAATAGGACTAAAGAGACACTAGAGAATTCTCTTTGTGATAGCGCTCTAAAGATTGCTCAGAGTCGTCATCCCTTTCAGGATTCTCAATCAAATCCTGAGGATTTTACAATCGATGAGGATGCTACTTATGTAGATGTATCGTCAGCAAGCATTCTTCATATTGTTACTGCCAGAATTGTCGAAGCGGATGGGAGCAGAAATGCTCCGCTTAAGATGAAGAATAAGACTTGGTGGGATAAGAAAGTTGTCAATGCTGAAGATAATATGAAAAGCTGGCCTGTTTATGGGCTTAAGGATGGAGACTGCGTAAGGTTCAACTGTCCAGTATCGTCTGGATTAGAGCTTAGACTCCGGATTACTACAGTCCAGACATTTACTGATGATAGTACTGAGTGTCCTATTAAGACATTAGATATTTTTGTAGAGAAGTATGTTACAGCTGAAGTTTTCCTCGATGTCGGTAATCATGAGAAATATCTGTTTTGGAGAGCTCAGGCTCTCGGGCCTAACTATGATAGAGGAGAAGTAGGTGGAGAGTTACTAAACGCTATTAATGCTGATAAGTTTGCTAACGCTGAGGAATATGAGTTCGATAGAGACGATGTTCTAAGCGATGCTGGAATCGCTATGAGGAATCTTATCTCTGGACATGAAAGATATGGGGAAATAGACTACTGGTTATAATCATTTTCAGATTCTGAAATTGATATTTTTGGAGATATACTATGGCGAACGAATGGAATGTTGCTGAACCTGGAGATCATACGAAGATTGGAAACTTACCTAGCCATCATAGAGCTCGTAAGGGCGATGTGAAAGAAGTACTCGAGAAAGAGCATACTGATCTAGGTGATGACAATAGCGGATGCTGGCATAGGAAGGGTTCTGCTAAGTCTTATCATGCTGACTATAGTGGAGGTCTTCCTCAGACTAGGCCTGATGATGCTACTGCTATAACAGATGATGATGATGGTAGATTTGCTTACGACACTAATGATAATCGTCTAATGATGCAGACTGACCATGCTAATGGTGATGATGATGATTACACACAAGTTGGTGGAAAGGTACTTGGCGAAGCTGATATGGCATCGGATTCAGAGACTGAACTGGCCACTCAGCACAGCATTAAGGCATATGTAGATGGTCAATGGATACACAAGGTTCTTGTAAAAACTCAAGCCGATACTCCTTATACAGTAATTGCTGCTGACTTGAAAGGCAACACAACTATTGTAAATACTGGAGCGACTGGAGCTTTAGTCTTGGACCTTCCAGATATGACTGTTGGAGATAAGCTTAGAGTACTAGTCACTGCGGCTCAGTCTGTATCTCTCAATCCTCACAGCTCTGATAATTTTAGACTGTTTACGCAAACTACAACAGCTAATAAAGACTTGTCATCCAGTACTGTCGGGGCTATGATAAGCATAGTAGGAGGATCTGGAAGTACTTGGATAGTTAACGAAATAGCAGGTGTTTGGGATGAAGAAGCATAAGGAGTAAAGTTTATGAGTTTAGGAACAAATATAAAAGGTATTTATCAAGGAACGGGGCTTGTAACAATAACGATAGGTACAGTAGCTAAGGTGGAAGTGGATGTAACAGCGCATTCTATATCCTCAGTGAATAAATGTGAAGTCCAAGCTTGGGTAGCTGACCCAAGTAAATGGACTGCTGGAGGTACTGATAAAGATGGTTTTTCTTCAATAGCTCCTCATCTTTCATCGACGATACAACTTGACTTATACATTGCTGGAGGAGGATCGACTATTACAAGATACACTTGGCAGATAACTGAGTACTATTAAAATGTCTGAAAAGACTTATAGAAGAATAAATCTTCCAGAGATTTTGGAAGAAGTCGCTAAGCCTGATGAGCCTTTGTATGTTTATTTGATGGAACTTGAAAGGCTTATAACGCAAGAAGTAGAAGTAGACGATGCTATAGACAGAGTTGATAGAGAGTGGGTAATAGAGAAGTCTGCTGTTTATAGCGCCGGTGCTGTAGCTGATGGCTCATTTAAGGCTCAAGATATAACAGTGATTGAGGCGGAGTTAGGAGATTACGTTGATGTTAGTTTTAGTGCTGACGTTACTGACTTGCAATTAGATGCCCAAGTCACTGCGGCCGATGTAGTAACCGCAGTGTTCTACAATCAAACTGGAGGTTCAGTAAATCCTTCTGGAACTATTTATGTGAAAGTTGTTAAGAAGTAGAATGGATACTGAGTTAAAGAAGCTATTAAGAATTCCAATACCTATTGCCAGATTTGGGCTCAATAGAGACATTGAGCCGACTGAGTTGATTGGACAGTATTCTCCTTTCATGCAGAATATGGTAGTTGAGACTGAAAGGCTTAGGAAGAGATTAGGATATACTACAGTTGGCGGTAACCTTCCTCTATCAGGAGTTGGTTCGGAGCTTATTCAGTACGTTGATGCCGGAGGCGACATTCATCAGATAGCTCTTACTACTACTAATGCTTATAAGCACAATGTCAGCAGTGATTTGTGGGAACTTATAACGCCTTGCGTAGAGATAGAAGACTGTGAAGATGTTTGGGTTGCAGGAAGCGGCGATACTATTGCTGTAGATTCTCTGGAGAAAGTGAAAGGCACTAAATCGGTGAGTATTGAGTTAGTTGCTAATCGCTCTGATGGAGATAAGTTGGCTTATGAAGATTTTGATTCTATTGACATTAGAGCTCAAAATAAAGAAGAGCCTGAGGAGCTAACCCTCACTCATATAGGCTTTTGGATAAAGTCTAGTGCTGCCTTAGATGCTGGAGATTTAGAACTTGTCGTTAGTGAAGCAGCTAATGGAGCTAAGACTGGAACGTACTCGGAATCCTTGACGATAGCGTTAACTGCTGATACTTGGACTTTTGTGCAAGTGGCTGAAACATTAACGGATTTTGAGCTTGTTGTATCTGTCGCTCTTTACGCAAACGCAACATTAGCAAGTGGCCTAATCCTTCATATTGATGATGTCAGAGCTTACGCTCCTTTTACAGGTGAAGTTGATGACAGATGGAGTCATTCTAGAGCCAATGATCTTACATACTTCAGTAACAATGGAGGAGATGCATTGTTAATATCGAATGGAGTGAAAGATATCTACTTCTATGAAGGCCAGTCTGAAGATGTTTTTCAGAAGCTTGACGTATCAGACTTCGCTGCATTTGCTAGCACAAAGGAAATTATTGAGTCTTGGAATCACTTTTTCGCCTTGAATTACAATAATAACGTCCAGAATGTTAGAAGCATTGCTTTCGCCGATTTAGGTGATATAGTTGACTGGACGGGAGGAACTTCAGATGTTAGGGCGTTGACTGATTCCGTTGGAAAGATTTTGAGGGCTAAGAAGCTTGGAATGGATGTAATTATTTATTCTGGAAAAACAATTACTAGTGGAATGTATGTAGGCGCTCCTATACTATTTACTTTTCCAACTCTGATTACTGACCTAGGATTATTCTCCCCAAAGGCTCTCTGGGACTTTGCAAATGTTCATTACTTCCTAGGCTCTGACCTGAAGGTTCACGAATATCGAGGAGGCAGACAGCTTACTCTCGTTGGAAAGGCTATTGAGGAATCACTCTTTGAAGAGTTGGATAATAGTAAGAGAGACAGAATAGTAGCGGGCTTCGATTATGGTAGATACAAGTTATACTTCTTCATTCCAGCTCCTGGAGAGGATTATGCAAAAGTGTATTATGCAATGAATCAGAGATTAGCTAACAAGCCTTGGGAGTACGGGAAGTTTGCGCATGATGTTAGAGACTTTAGTGTCTTCAGCAATTATCGAGATTGGTATTGTGATGATGATGACAAGAAAGACTTATGGTGCGATGAAGTTGCCTTCTACTGCGATGGCTCATATACCCAAAGCGGCTACGAGATGGCTGTTTTTATATCAAGTGCAGGTTATATTTATAAGCTAGATGAAGCTTTGGGTTCTGACGCTGGAGAAAGCATTGAGGCTATCTACGATACAGGAGATATTGTTTTAGAAGATGAATATCTAAATGGAAACTGGCTTGAGTTTAGTTTTACTTCTAAGTCTATCAAGCCAAATGGAGATGCTATAGTCAAGTATTCTACTGATAGTGGCTTTACATGGATTACGTTGACTGAGTATATTGTTGATGGCAGTCCTTCCGGTACTCCGATATCCTTATCAGAAGACTGGGAGACTTACTTCGTACCCGTAGATGTCTTTTCGAGAAAGATAAGATTTAGAATATATCAAAATTCAATTCAAGACTTACAGTTGCGTGATGATATGCACGTTACTGTTGATGTAGAAACAGAGAAAGAATAGGAGGTAAATTGTTATGAGCTTTTGGGATGATTTGTTTGGTAGCCCTTCACAATCAGAATATGGTAGTCAATATAGTGAGAGAGCAATATCTCTTCCAACAACATCAACGACTCAGAGAGGTCTTGAGAGCACAATTTCTGAATGGCTAAAAAGTAGGGTTAGTCAGGGAGCGCAGCCGTTTCCTGGAGCTCTTACACCAGACATTCCAGAGTTATTCAGAGAAGCTTATTCGGGGTTTCAGTATTCGCCATTCGCAGAAGACATTTCAGCAGCTACTAGAGACTTAATATCAGGCGTCCCTGCTTATGCTTTCGACCCTGCGAAGACTACAGAGAAGTGGGTGGAGACTTATGCTGCTCCAGTTATGAAGGCTTGGGAGAAGTATGTACTACCTCTCAAAAAGGAAGAGTGGAATATTCCAGGCGTCTATGCATCGAGAACTAGAACAAGAGAAGTAGCTAAAGCTGGAGAAGAGTTTATGACAACTAGAGTTGCTCCAACGCTGTTTGAAGCTCTGCAGACTGGAGAGAAGTTAGGGGCGTTGTCTGCAGAACAGGCTGCTGAAAGAAAAATGGCTGCGACTTCTATGCCTTATCAGCAGTTCTCTCAAGCTGCTGATGCCGCGAGTAAATTATATGGCTTTCAAGCTGCTGATATAGCTGCAAATTATCAGGAGTTTTTAAGAACTCGAGCCGAGCCCGGCTGGCCTATATCTACTGCTATGGGATATATGACTACTCCAACGATACAGAATCTTGTGTTGAGAGAAGGGTCAAGTTGGGGAGAGCAGACAGGAGAAACTAGTGGTTGGCTAGGTGGAGTGTTAGGTGGAGTAGGTGAAGCTGGATTAGGAATGATGATGGATCCTAGTACCGCATGGAACTGGGGAAGTCTCGCTCTAGGCGGTCTAGCTGGCTTGTCTGATGCCAGACTAAAGTCAAATCCAGTTATGATAAAAAGTGCATTAGCAAGAGTAAAACTACTTAGAGGCTACACATACGAAATCTTTGGAACTAATGATGCAGGAATAATGGCGCAAGATTTAGAGAAAGTACTTCCTGAAGGAGTAGTTCAAAATCAGGATGGTATAAAGTTTGTCAAGATTCCTGCTGTAGTAGCTTTGCTTGTGAATGCAGTTAATGAGCTTGCTGATAAGATGGAGGTTAAATATGGCGTATAATTATAAAAGTGGAACTATTCTCAATTTTATGCTTAGAATGAAAGAGTTAGAACAGAGACAAGAACTATCTGCAAAGGAGCTCAAGCGACAGGAAGATAGAGATAGAGCATTAGGCTCTCATCAAGCGTCTCAGCTCAGATTACAAGAGGCAGAGCTCGCCAGTCTTACTGCTTATAGACAAGCGATGGTGAGGGATAATCAAGAAAGAACTGAAGCCTATATGGAGAAGTCTGATAGGGCTAACAAGATGTCAATAGCTAATCTTATGATGGCCAAACTGCAGATGGATAGAAAGGATGTTAAGCCTGGTAAGACAGAGTCAATGGAATCTTACATGAATGCTCGCAATTTGGATGGGCTTGTGAAGAGCTTATCAGGAATGCCTCCTGAAGACATTATGCAGTCTCAAGCCGGCATGATGCCGTTTACTAGACCAGATGAAGAAGAAGAAAAGAAAATGCGGACAGAAATGTTCGCCTGGCAGTATGGATTACCTATGCTAGCAAGATTTGGAGATACGGATGCTTTTCAGGCTTATATGAAAGAGTTGCTAAGTGGTAAGATTCCTGCTATGCCTACACTTGAGAAGGAAGAAGCAGACAAGATGTCCTTGCTTGACCTATCATCGATAGCAGCAAAACTTGGACAGATTTATTCTCCTGAATCAGTTTCAGATTTTATGGGCGACTATTTGGAAGAAAAAGAGCCTACTGATGTTTCTCTTCTAAAACCAAAGGAGAAAGCTCCATTCACTATGTTGGAGGTTCAGAGACTAGTAGAACAAGAGCAAATTACGACTCTTGAAGCGCAGAAACAACTAAAGGACATAATGAATAAGAGAAGACCTGGAGCTAATTATCAGTGGATAGATGTAAATCCTGGATATGGAGAAGACATCAGAATTATCTCCAAAATGGAGGCAGAGGAGTTTATTAAGAATCCTAATAGATATGGCTATAGAGGAAAGTTGGATGAAGCAAGTATTAAGAAGATAAGAGCTCTCTATGAGAAGACTGTGGAAGAAGTAGAGAGTAAGCGGCCTGTTAGAGACAACGTACTTGAAGCGTATCGAAGATATAAAGTTAGATAGGATAAGTATATGCTGTTATCTGTTATGAAGATGTTTGAGAGGGAGAGAAATGTCCAGAAAGCTGGTATAGATGACTTTGATGAAGATGATTTTAAGAAGTGGTATAGTCAGCATGCACAAAGACTAGGACTACATCCTGACCCCGATGATCCTAAACATTTCTACGACTATCGAGCGGCATATCAAGCTGGAGCATTACCAGACAAAACAGGTCATTGGCCTAGCGAATTCAAGCGCCTTGGACATCCTACATACACACCTTCTCCTATATATAGAACAACGCCTGAAGATATTAGAACTGTTCGTGATGAGAAATTTGTGTCTATAACTGACGAATGGAACAACATGCTAACGTTTGCTAAACCAAGATTCAACAAGCAGCAAATTCGATACGCTCAAGAAAGATATATCTCAAATCTCTTCCAAGATGAAGACTTTAGAAATAAGTCTCTCAACTATCAACAGACTGCAGTTGATGATATAAGAAAAATGTCGGCAAGAAAGGCTGAAGTATTTTCAAGTCAGATGGCATCAGTTATAGCTGCTGAACCTCCATTACTAAGAAACGCATATCTTGGAATAATGACATTTACTGACGAGGCGTTGTTCAGTATTCCGAGAGCTTTATCTGAGAGAGGTCTATGGCTACCCGAGCGTGCTGTAGGAGACCCTCCTGGAAGAGGAGCATATGCAACATTAATGGATGCACTTGATGCATATAAGCTTGAAGTTAGACCAAGATTCTACGAGCCTCTTGCATTGTCTGAGATGATTGGGACTTTTGCTGGAGCAGCTCCTAAGTTTATGGGTATAGGTGCAGGTGTTGGAACTATGTTGACAGGTACGAGTTTAGGCGCAAATGCTCTTCGCTCTGCCGTGACTTTAGGATTATATCCAGTTCTTGACGCTCCCCTCAAAGCTGAACTAACAGATGGCTATATGAAGCTTGCTAAGAGAAGAGGAACAGCATTTCTTACTGGAAGCACAATGGGTCTCATACTGGGAGGGATTTCTCCCCTAATGAGATCTAATTTAATAAGAGTGCCCACAATCACTACACTTTTTGCTGGTAGAACGTTTGCAGAATCTAAATGGATACAGGATAGAACTACTAGAGATTCTATCGATGCTGCTGCCAAATCTACTAAGCTGATACAAGCATTTAAATTATCAGATACTGCAGATAGACCTTTGAGAGTTAAAGCAGATATTAGGAAGATTGAAAGTAAGCTCGCTAAAAATTTGCATAAGTCTGGAAAAATGGATAAGGCATTAGCAGGAAAAGTTGCATCCACTGTCATCAATCGAACAGATGCAGTGTTTAGCAGGAGACTTAGAAACATTACTAGAATGTTGCAAGCGAAGAAACTTGATGGAGGCCTATCGAAGGGAGAGACCAGACTACTTAGATCAATGAAAACAAGATTTCCTCGAGCATATTCTAAAGAGGTGCAAAAAGTAAATCGGACTCTTATGAAGTATTCTGCTGAGGATTATGTTGCGGATGCTGTTCTGACTATGGCAGATGCTATGGAAAAAGGACAAGGCCTCGATAATGAATATTATATGTCAGTAGCGAGGAGTATGATTAAGGCAGAAATTGGAGAGTTGAAACCTGCCAAGACTGCTAAGCCTAAACTTGGTGTATTGTCTGATAAAGGCATCGAAGCGAGACTGATATCAGAGAAAGTTATGAGAGGGTTGGGGAAAGACTTGGCCAAGCCTACTAAGGTAGAATCTACAGTTGAGCAACTTGCTGCTCAAGTCAAAGCTAAAACTCAGGCTTACTATAACAAAATCGCCCATCGTCAGCAAGCTCTTACAATGAAGGCTACTGACGAGATATACGAAGCGGCTGGATTAAAGCAACCTAAACCAGTAGCACCTAGTGGAGTTGTTAAACCAAAGGAGAGAGGAAGGATAAGAACATTTCTCAATGAAAGACACGAAAAGCCCGAGTCCCTAATACTACAAATGACTGACTTGAATGAGAATTCGATTGCTATGAAGATATTGTATGGCGGCATAGATAGAGGAAGAGATAGTCAATTCCGTACGATGTTTACTTTACAAAAGTACATGCGTGATGCTGCTAAAAGTGCAGGGATATCTGCCAGAGACTTAGAATCAATGTCCCCATATATTGCTCCAGTAACTCGCAAGATTAAGGAGAAAGTGTTAAGACTGGAAGCAGCAAAAGTTCCTACAGTCTCCTTCAAGCTCCAAAGCGGGAGAGATATTCAACTAACCAGAGCAAATATTCTCGACGTATTCATGCACAGCAAAAACCCTCAGAATGTTAAAGCTCTCTCAACTGCTGATTATGTAAAACTTTCTGGGCATAAGATAGGCAAAATGACGAAAGTTGACGTAGAAGCTATTGCAAATCTTACAACCCCTAAAGAAAGGCTCCTAGCGTCAGCTGCAGATGGAGTAATGAAGATGTGCTCGGAGTTAGGGAACATTGTATCGTTAGAAA